GGACAAAGTGCGCCTGTACCGCGAGCAGCTCAAGACCATGGACGCCCCCTCTGCGGCCTTCCAGAAGACGTTCATCAACGCCACCGCTGCAGTGGAAAAACTGAAGAACAAGCACGGCGAACAACGCACCGAACTGCAACGTCTGATTCCCCTGGTAAAATCCACCGGTGCTGATACGCGCAACTTGGGCAGCACTGAGCGCCGGTTGAAAACAGACATTGAAGCGGCGAACCAAGCCATCAAGGTCCAGCGTGAACGGCTGGCTGCGCTGGGCAAGCAGCAAGAGCGCGTGTCCAGGCTGCAACAGAGCTACAGCAAAGGGCGTGAGCTCGCCGGTAATGCGGCAGTCGCCGGCGCCAGTTCAGCCGCCACCGGTGCTGCAGTCGGATTGCCGATCCTTGGCATGGTGAAGAGCTACTCGAGCTTCGAGGACGCGATGGCCGGCGTGGCCAAACAAGTTGAAGGTGCCCGGGACGACAATGGCAAGCTCACCCAGACCTATTACGACATGGGTTCTGCCATCAAGAAAATGTCCGAGCAGATTCCCATGGCCACGACCGATATCGCCGCCCTGGTAGAGGGTGCTGCGCGCATGGGTGTCCAGGGCAAAGACGACCTGCTCGAATTCGCTCGCGTCGCCGCGACGGCCGCCACCGCTTTCGAACTGCCGGCCGATGAAATCGGCGAAAACCTCGCGCGAATTGCGGACCTGTACAAGTTGCCGATTCAGAACGTCAGCCAGCTTGGCGACGCCATCAACTACCTGGATGACAACGCCAAGTCCAAGGGCGCAGACATCATCGATGTCATGCAACGCACCGCAGGTATTACGGCCTCGGTCGGCATGTCGTTCAAGGACGCCGCCGCGCTGGGCTCAACCTTTCTGACCTTGGGCTCTTCGGCGGAAGTCGCGGGCACGGCCACCAATGCCATGATTCGCGAGCTGGCGATTGCGACCAATCAACCCAAGCGCTTTCAGCAGGGTCTGGCGGCTGTTGGGCTTGAAGCGAAAGCCATTCAGGACGGGATGGCAAAAGACGCCACAGGAACCATCAATAAGGTGTTGGACGCAATCAACAAGGTGCCCAAGGGCGAGCAGCTGAGTGTCACCACCCAATTGTTTGGCAAGGAATTTGGCGACGATGCTGCCAAGCTGGCGAACAACATCGGCGAGTACCGTCGCCAGCTCGACCTGGTCAACAGCACCAAGGGCGCCGGCTCGATGCAACGCGAGGGCGATATCAAAGGCGAACAGTTGTCCGCCCGTTGGCAGATGTCGCAAAACCGGATGTTCAACCTCAGCAGCGCGATGGGCGAAACGCTTCGGCCGACGCTGGTTGCGCTTGTGGACAGTTTCAACAACGTGCTCGAGAAGGTGAATGCTTGGGCTCAAGCGAATCCCAACCTGGTCAAGGGCATTTTGACCGTTGCGGCCGGCATTGCCGCTGTCGCCGCCGGCTTCGGTGCTGCTGCGCTGGCTGTCGCGGGCGCGCTGGGACCGTTCCTGGCCGTTCGCTACGGTCTTTCGTTGATCGGCATAAAGCTGCCGTCCTTACTGGGCTTGCTGGTAAACATGGGCACGAAGGTACTGCCGATCGTTGGCCAGGCCCTGCTGTGGATTGGCCGGCTGTTCATGGCGAACCCGATCGTCGCGGCCGTCGCGGCCATTGCGACGGCCGCGTATCTGATCTATGCCAACTGGGACAAGGTCAAAGCCTACCTGGGCACGTTGTGGGTTGAGCTCAAGCAAGGCTTCAGTGGCGGTATCGCCGGCATTCTGGAGATCCTGGTGAACTTCAGCCCGCTTGGACTTTTCTACCGAGCCTTCGCCGGCGTGATGAGTTACTTCGGTGTTGAGCTGCCGGGGAAATTCACCGAGTTCGGCGGCATGATCATGGCCGGGTTGGTGAACGGCATCACCGCTGCCGCCGGCAGCGTGAAAGACGCCGTTGTCGGAGCGGGCGAAAGCACCATTGGCTGGTTCAAGGAAAAGCTCGGCATCCACAGCCCCTCCCGCGTGTTCGCTGAGCTGGGCGGCTTCACCATGGCCGGTCTGGCTCAAGGTCTGTCCGATGGTGAAGGCGGTCCATTGGCTGCCGTTGCTGGCGCCGGTAAACGTCTGGCACAAGCCGGCGCGCTGGCCATTGGCATGGGCAGTGCCGGTGGCGCAATTGCTGTCGACAATCGAGCACCAATTGCCACCGCTTCAGCGCCTGTCGCCCAAGCTGCGGGCGACCAGATCGTCATCAACATCCATCCCTCGGCTGGGACGGATCCGGCTGCCATTGCACGCGCTGTCGCGGCCGAACTGGACAAGCGTCAGAGTGCCAAACAGGCGCGTGGTCGCAGTTCCCTTTTGGACCAGGAGTAACCCCACCATGATGATGGCCCTCGGCATGTTCGTCTTCACGTTGGAAACGCTGGTCTATCAGGAGCTGCAGCGGCAGACAGATTGGCGCCACGGCACAACCTCACGTATCGGTACCAACCCTGCTCGACAGTATCTGGGCCGTGGCGAGGATGCGATCACACTGCCTGGCGTCCTGCTTCCCGCGCTGCTGGGAACACCCCTGAGCTTGGATACCCTGCGGGTAATGGCTGATACCGGGAAGTCGTGGCCGCTCATTGAGGGTACCGGGCGAATCCTCGGGACGTGGGTTATCGAAAGCATCAACGAAACCAGGACGCTTTTTTTTCGAGACGGCGCCGCTCGCCGGATCGAGTTCACCATTGCACTCAAGCGCATCGATGACGGCCGTGCGGACATCCTCGGCGCAGGAGCGAGCACCGCAGGAAACATCCTGAGGAGAGTGCTGTGATCGATCAGGCCATCAGCCAGGCCGATGCCTACCTGGGCAGGGCAAAAGAGGCGTATCGCGACGCCACGGCCTACCCCCGACCGATATGTCGCGTCTTGGTCGACGGCAACGACATTACGGCAGCGATCGAGGCGCGCTTGATCAACATCGAACTCACCGATAATCGCGGGATGGAAGCCGACCAGCTCGACATTACCCTCTCTGATCATGACGGCCGGCTGACCATTCCGCCTAAGGGCGCCGTCCTGCAGGTTTGGCTAGGTTGGACCGATACCGGCCTGATCGACAAAGGGACTTACACCGTCGACGAGACTGAGCACAGCGGTGCGCCTGATCAACTCAGCATCCGCGCCCGGAGCGTGGATCTGCGTGCAGGGCTGAAGATCAAGCGGGAGCGCAGCTGGCACGGCCAAACATTGAAGGCCGTCATTGAGGCAATTGCTGGAGCGTACGGTCTCGGTGCCGTGGTCAGCGCCGCATTCAGCGCGTTCAACCTTGCGCACCTGGACCAGGCCAATGAGTCCGATGCAAATCTGCTCAGCCGTCTCGGGATAGAGAACGATGCCATCGCTACCGTGAAAGCCGGTCGCCTGCTATTCATGCCTGTCGGAAAATCCATCACGGCTAGCGGCCTGAATCTCCCCCACATCACCCTCACGCGACAGGACGGCGATCAGCATCGTTTCCTACAGGCCGATCGCGACAGCTATAGCGGCGTGCGCGCTTTTTACTACGAGGTCAACAGTGCGCAGAAGAAAGAAGCCATTGCCGGCGGCGGGGAAAACCTGAAAGACCTGCGCCATACCTACACCGACCAGCAGAGCGCACTGGTGGCCGCGCGTGCAGAAATGAGCAGGCTGCAACGCGGTACTGCGACCCTCAGCTACACGCTGGCTAAAGGGCGACCAGATCTGACACCTGAGTTGACCTATTCCCTAGTGGGCATTAAGCAAGAGATCTCGGACGTGGTGTGGTTAGGCGGCAACGTCAAACACAGTTTCTCGCCGGACTCATTCACCACCAGTCTCGAATTGGAGTCGAAGCTGCCGGATGAAGACGGCGTGAACGAGCTGGCTGACGCATCGGACAACTTCACGGGAATTGTCGCCTGGTATCGCGACGAAAAGACCGGGGAGCAAAAGCAACTCACCGAGGGAGACCAAAGCAAACCTAGACGGCTCACGCATCTCTACGAGAGCAAAGCATCCGCGAAAAGGGCAGCAGATCGAGAGTTCAAACGACTTCAGAGTTAACGAAACCCACCGAGGGGCGGGTCAGCAAACAGGTCAACAAACGATTACCTTGGGACCACCCGCCTCCACTTCGCTCGACTGTTGAACTGACACCATGGCTTGCAGGACCAGGAAAATACGGTTCCGGTCATCCGAAGAGAGGCACCGGAACCCGACGATCAGATCTCGCTCCAGCTTTGTTACGGGCTCCATTGTTGTAAACCCGTGGACTTTTGGGTGGGCGGGGACGCATATCGATTCCATAGTGGGCCTGCTCCATTACTGTATGCGCATACAGTACATTTTTCGGCAGATTTCGCCAATGGGGAGAACCCCGGAATAAAAAAGCCCAGCCTAGGCTGAGCTTTTGGATACGGCTCTGGGGACGTCGTCAAGAACAGAGCTAGGCCTGTTTTGCCTTCAACTCCACCAGCAATTTGTCGATATTTGGCTGCTTGTAGTAGAGACTTTCAAAGTCCTTGGTCCAGTTATCCAACTGAATCGTGCCCATTTGTTTCGGGTCTACGAGCTCTGAAAAATCATCGACACGAATAAATTTTTGAACAGCCGCCAGTGCTTGCGCCCTCGTGACCTTCACATTCACGGTGGGGCCTTTTAGGTTTTTCGACACATGACTTTTGAGGTCGATCTCAATTGGGTATGCAGTGACCTGAACTGAGTCGACCGACGTATGTACGAACGTCCGGTAAACACCATAAAGCGCAGCACGCTGTACTTCGTACCGAATATTTTCTGGCAAATCGCCAGGCACTACCTGAGGCGCAAACTGCACATGCAGCGGTTTGTCCGCAACGACTTTGAATGTGCCGTTTTCCGCAGAAAAATCCCCAAAATCCTCGACCATAGCCGGGAGGCTGTCGAAGTGCTGCGCCTCCAGAGCATGAGCCGTGAGTGATATGGACGAACTGAACGCAACTGCCAACGCAATTTTCTTTGCAATCCCAAGCATCAAAACAGATTCCTTATCGTTAGTTACAGGCTATGTACGTGGCGCTGGTGTCTGGGTTTTAGCGACGGCCCCCATGGCAAATGCCATGCGTCGAAGCGACTCTTTATCGAAGTCCGGTAGCTCTCTTAGATACGACAGCATCTCCATCTCATAGGGTGAAAGTTGGTCTGCATGGACCGGAGAGCGCTCACCAAACAGGACATAGTGAATGTCCATCCCGGCTTTTTTAGCCAGGAGCAGATAAGTGGCATCAGGACTTCTTTCGTCCTTCTCATAGTTCAGCTGAGTGTTCTTCGCGACACCGCACGCAACAGCCAAATCCGTTTGGGTAACGCCCAGCCGTGCCCGCTCCTCACGTAGCCGAGCTCCAATGGTCATCAAATTTGTACCCCTCAGGCTTGACAGTCCCAATTTATTGGGACAACATCACCATAAATCCACACCAAATCACACGAATTAGCACTATGCCGAACGCAGCTATCACCGAGCAAGCACTACAACGTGCCAGAGGAAGGTTGGTTGAGCAGGGGCTGTCCACTGCTGAATTCGCGAAACGACACAACCTCAACCCAAGCACCGTGTATGCGGTCCTGAATGGGCAGAAAAAGTGCCTCCGCGGTGAAGCTCATCGAGCAGCCGTTCTGCTCGGGATCAAAGACGGCGTTATTACAAACTAGGGCCTCTGGCTCACGGAGGAAACCAGAAGATGAAACGCCCAGTACTAGAAACCAGACGCCAAGTAGTAAGCGCCGTCGTCTGTGCTTACCCAGGTGGCCGTGAATGCGCAGCTGCGCGCCTCGGCTACGAACTCAAAAAATTCGATAACCATGTCTACGAAAATGCCGGTAGCCGCCCGTTGAGCGATGACCAGATTCATATGCTCGAGAATGACGCAGGCACCAGCTTTTTCCCTGAGTACGTGGCATCTCTTTACAGCGGCATGTTCGTTCCCATTGCTGCTCCAGAAACTCTGGACAACATCGAGCTGTACAGCCGCACGGTAAGCACAGCAGCCAAGCGCGGTGTGGTGGATCAGATCATCGATAAAGCGTTGGCTGATGGAGTCATCGAGAAGGGTGAAGCAGCTGCAATTCTTGCTGCTCACAGCAAATATCTGAGTGCTCGCCATTCCGAAGTGCTGGCCACGATCCAACTGCACAGCAAGGAGGCGGACCAGTGAGCACCTACAAACTTGTTTGTCCCCACTGCATGGGCCGCATGCGAATTCGCACCAGTGAAGGTACCCATATTTTTCTACGCGTGGCCTACCTGCAATGCGTCAACGAGGCCTGCGGCTGGTCGGTCCGCGCCCAGTTTGAAATGACTCATGAAATGAGTCCGAGCGGCATGGCTAACCCCGCCGTTCGCCTTCCTGTCGCAGATGTTGCCCTACGCCGCGCCGCGATGAAGTCAGCCAACGATCAACCCGATTTGCTGGATCAACTGGAAATGGAGGCCTCACTCGCATGAACGCCATCACCTTGACGATCAATCCCACCAATGACTATCGCGCCGCCATGCAACAGGCTGCCGTGGCCTACCTTTACCGCCAACACGGACAGCACCTGTCTGGCGACTGTCAGCTGATTGAGAACTGCAAACGCCACCTCGCCCATTCGCTCGGAGTATCCGAGCACCTGGTGCAGCGCATCGCTGAACTGGCAGTTGCCGAATTCGAAAGCATGACCACAAAGCGTGTGGCGCTGTTAGGCATCTATCCGGCAAGCAGCGCCTATCGGTACTTGGTCTGGTTGCTGGATACCCAAACCCAGAAGCGATACCCCGTACCGGCGCGCTTCTTACCAGCGCGCTTGCTGACCTCCCGCGACACCCCGAACTAACTCTGAACCACCCCTGCCATATACCCGCCTTGCGTGGGTAAGGGGAAACTGCACTTAACTGGTGGCCGAAATGAGCAATATCACCATCCAACTGGAGTTGAATCAGCAGCAGGCAGAGCAATACCTGCGCTGGCTCAACAGCCAGTACGACACCACCATGGCCGACGTTTGGTACTCCGATCGTTATCGGAATGTACCGCGTGGCCAGCGAGCTCCAAAGGTACTCCAGGACATCCCGCACCTTGCCGGCATTTGCCGGACTCGCATTGAGCTGAAAAAGCAGCTCGACTCCAATGCTGTGGAGCGTGCGCAGTGAAGACCATGGACCACCAACTGCGCGTTGACGTGCTGCAGCGGCTCGAGGCCGACTTTGGTCTGCAGCATATGGCCGGCACGCAATACATGCGCAAAGGAACCTGCCCCCAGTGCAACCAGCGTCGGCTGTTTTCCCGCTACGACGAGCCGTGGTTCATCCGCTGCGGCCGTGAGCAAAAGTGTCGCTACATGGAGCCGGTCAAGGAGCTGTACAGCGACCTCTTCGACGACTGGAGCAAGCGCGCCCCTGCCACAGACGATCACCCCGCAGCGAGTGCAAAGGCCTACCTGACCTTCGCCCGCGGATTCGACGTCGGGATGATTGAAGGTTGGTACACCCAAGACAACTACTTTGATCGCGATCTGAACATTGGCTCGGCCACCGTCCGCTTTCCACTCGAAAAGGGTGGGTACTGGGAGCGCCTGATCGACAAGCCGAATCGCTTCGGCAAGAAGAAAGCGCGCTTTAAACCGGGCGAAAGCTACAAGGGGTATTGGTGGGTACCGCCGTGTGTAGACCTGCTGCAGGTGGACGAGCTGTGGATCGTCGAGGGTATTTTCGATGCCATTGCCCTGGTGCAGAACGGCATCCCCGCCGTCGCCGCGCTTTCCTCCAATGCCTACCCAGAAGAGTCCCTAAAAGCCCTGATCACTGCTCGCGGCGGCAAAACACCAAAGCTGATCTGGGCATTGGACAACGAACCAGGTGCGCACAAATACACCCGTATCTGGGTCCGCCAGGCTCGCGACCTCGGCTTCACCTGTGACGCAGCACAGATCCCGCAGCCTGACTCGCGCAAGGTCGATTGGAACGATCTGCATCAGCGTTGGGCCTTCATGGAAGACGCCGAAGCCCGTAACCAACGGATCGATAAGGAACTGGACGACGCCAGGCACCACGGCGCCCTGCTGATTGCAGAGAGCGCTGTAGAGAAAGCTTTGCTCATGTACCAGTGGCGCGAGCGCGAAGAGTTTCACTTCGGCTTCGACTCCCGCCTGTACTGGTGGAAGTTGGACATCTCGAAGTTCAACAGCGCCATGCAGGCACTGGATGCCAGCGATAACCATGAAGACCAACAACTGAACGACAAGGCACGTCGCGCCAAAGCACTGCGCATGTCCGGCTGTGTGGTCGAGATCGCCAACTGCTATCCCAAAGCTCTGTACTTCCAGCGCAACGAGATTACCGATGAGTCCTGGTACTTCTTCCGCGTCGACTTTCCCCACGACGGCGGCTCAGTGAAAAACACCTTCACCGGTGGCCAGGTCGCGGCGGCAAGCGAATTCAAAAAAAGACTTCTCGGCATGGGCGCCGGAGCCGTGTTCACCGGTAGTGGACAACAGTTGGACAAGATCATGAAAGACCAGCTTTTCGGCATCAAAACCGTTCAAACCATCGACTATGTGGGCTACAGCCGCGAGTACGGCTGCTACGTGTTCAACGACATCGCCATCCGTGAAGGACAGCTCATCACCATCAACGAAGAAGAGTTCTTCGAGATGGGCAAGCTGAAACTCAAGAGCCTGCAAAAGGGCGTGAAGATCGCGCTGCAAAAGGATGCCAAAGACTACGACGCGCGCTGGCTGGACTTGCTCTGGCAGTGCTTCGGCGCCCAGGGCACCGTGGCGCTGACCTTCTGGTTCGGCTCGCTGTTCGCCGAGCAAATCCGTGCCCGGTACCAATCGTTTCCTTTTCTCGAAGCCACGGGCGAAGCCGGTGCCGGCAAAACCACCCTGCTCACCTTGCTGTGGAAATTGCTGGGCCGCGAAGGATATGAAGGCTTCGACCCATCCAAATCCACCAAGGCTGGCCGTAGCCGCCTGATGGGCCAAATCTCCGGCATGCCCGTTGTGCTGCTGGAATCGGACCGAAGCGGCGACGATAAGGCACACGCCAAAACGTTCGAATGGGACGAGCTGAAGGACTATTACGGCGGCGGTACGCTCGCCACTAAGGGTGTAAAAACCGCCGGCAACGAAACCTACGAGCCGCCCTTTCGCGCCACGATCGCCATTAGTCAGAACGCGCCGGTCGTAGCGTCCGAGGCGATCATGACCCGGATCGTGAAGCTGCACTTTGTGCGGCCAACCGTGACGGCTGAAAGCCGTGCGGCGGCGGACTTGCTCAACTCCCTGGAAGGCGCAAAGCTCAGCAACTTCCTTCTGCAGGCGGTACGCAAAGAGTCAGAGGTGCTGGACCTGTTCGCCAGCCGCATGCCCGGTTACGAAGCCAAGCTGCGTACCCTTCACAGCCACTGTTTCGCGTGCGAAACGCCATTCAAAGATGAACAGAGCGACTGTGGTCATTGCGGCAACAAGCTGCGCGGCTACATCCGTGTGGAGCGGATCAACAAGAACCACGCCCAATTGCTCGCCTTGCTCGATTGCCTGCGCCTGGTCATCCCCCTCAGCGAGCCGCAAATCAGCCACACCCGCACCCAAATCATTCGCATGGCGATCGAGCGTCAATCCTCGATCAGCTCGGATCACCCGGTAGTGGCTGAATTCTGGGAAGTCTACGAATACCTAGAAGGTTTGGACGCCGATGGCCCGGTGGTCAACCACAGCAAGAAAGACCACACCATTGCGATCAACCTCAACGACTTCGTCAAGTGCGCAGCCGAGCACCGCCAGAAGGTCGCCGACATCAGCGAACTGAGGGAGCGCTTGAAAGACTCCCGCTCTCGGAAGCTGATCGACACGAACAAGGCAACCGACAGCGCGGTACGTGCCCATCAGGCCAAGCACTCCAACGCCACCATCACCAAACAGCCAATTGTGAAGTGCTGGGTTTTTCAGGCCTGACCGCCGACAGGACAGACGAATGCAAATTCAAATACTCGCCTGCAGTGGCACAGCGGCAAACCTGCAGGACCGCGTCACCGAAGTGATGTGCCAGATGGGCAACGATCATCGGAAAACCGTACAGGCCGACGCCTACGGTGCTGATGGCCTCGTTGACATCTTGGAAGTGCGCGCAACGAACGGTCAGCGCGAGATTTTGGTACTGAGCTGCTCGCGACTGCAGATCCAGGCGGTACTGGATTGGCAATCGAGCATTGAGGACAGAAACGATTTTGAAGGCTTGGAGCTGCACCTGGTGCGAAAGCCAGACAGCGACATTTAACGCCGGCTGCAACCGGCAACCACTGAAAGGAGAGAACCATGCAGCGCACCAACGAAACAGCCCAACGGGGTAGCAGGGAGTTGTTGAGCAATCTGATCACCACGATCGCAACCATTGCACTGATCGCTGTCACGGCGATTCAAGTACCTGACGTGCTGATCTGGCTCGCCAAGTAAATAAAGAGATGGCGCCGAGGGGCTGCAACCCCTCGACGCCAACCACCACTGAAAGGAGAGAACCATGCAAGCTCAAACCCACACTGGCGGTGTCGCGGAGGCTATCACGAACACCGCTACCCCCAGCCCTAGAACTCGCCCCGCAATGGCTAGCCATCGCCTTGACCTACCCAGCGTCTGCGATATCTGCGGAAAAGCGCGTTCTACGCGCAAGCATCAAAACTGCAGTCGACTGAGACAACAACGCAAGTCCGGTGAATGGGCTGCCCTCATGGCAGAAAAGGCTGTAATCAAACAAACGAAGGCGCGTCGTTATGCCTAAAAAGCTCGACCGTTTCATGCGTGAAAAGGAGGTATTGGACGTGACGTCACTCTCCCGAACTACGCTTTGGAGGGAGATAAAACGTGGCAGATTTCCAAAGTCTGTGGTGATTTCCGCAGGCCGGGTTGGCTGGAGGGAATCAGCGATCGAATCATGGCAAGCCAGCCCCCAAAGTTGGCAGATCAACACCACCGAGGCCGCGTAAGCGGCCTCATCTATTTGTGTAATAGCAACTGCGGCTACTATGTGGGCCTTCTCGGTCTATACAGGTTTCTGGCAATGTCCCTCATTCAAGATATTCAGGCCGCAGCCATCTCCCAGACAACGGATGTCCCAACGCTATTGCGGATGTGTAAGTTGCTTGCAGCTCGCATCTCCCACCCTCAACTGAATGAATGGGTGGACAGAGAACTCAACGGATATCCCGACATTGAGTCTCTACCTGACTATCGAGTGGTGCGTGTCGATTCCTACGGAACATTCCATGGAGGGTTCAGGCAGGCCAATCGCCTGCAAATACCTGTATCGATCCTTCCTGAAAACTTACGAGAGCAATTCCAACACGCTTACATGATCTCCAGCATCAGCAGCTATGCCTCCTTGCTGGTAGGCGATACAACTGGCAGGGTTTCAGAGCAGTGGCCCTTGGCGGCCGCTATTCATTATGCGTCTACGCTAACACCCGACATGCAGTGCGTGGCGGCCTGGAAAGAAATTCCAATCGGCGCTGTGGTCAGATTGTTAGATTCGGTCAAAACGCGAATCCTTGACTACGTGATTGATTTAGCCCGCGAAGCCCCCAATGCTGGAGAGACCCCAATTGGTAGCCAACCCCCTTTGAGTACCGAAAAAATGACGCAAATATTCAATAACACCATCAACGGCAACGTCGGCAATATTTCTAATTCAGGTGAAAACTTCACACAAAACGCGTCCATCCAACTTGGAAATTGGGACTCGCTGACTAAGCAACTGACTTCGCTCGGCCTGAAGCCGGCTGATTTTGAAGGGATGCAAAGTGATCTCGACGAAGCAAGTGCGACGATGGACGAGAAGGAAAAAACAACCAAAGCGAGTACGTGGATTAGTCGCTTAACGATGAAAGCGCTCGAAGGCGCGTCGGGTGTGGGAATAGAGACTGCGGCTGCCGGGGTTGCAAAGGCAATCGCCGCATACATGGGGCTATCTTGAATACAATTGGATCTACCGTTTAGATCTACAGTAAGACCACCAGGGAGGCCGCATAGGCGGCCTATCCGGTCACTTGCGAAGGAGCCTCGTATCAGCTAAATGTGAGATACGAGGTGAAAGCAACGAAGATTGTTCGATTGCTACATTTAACCCATACGCAATGCACAGTTTCTCCACCACCGCTTTAAACCAACTATCTGCCTTTGGTGATACGACAATTTTATTAATTATCAAATTAAGATCTACGGCACGACTAAACACCCCCGCACACGGGTTATCCTTAGCCAGCTCATCATAATTCTTTGAGCCATTCCAAGCTATTACTCTAACTTCCTTTTCAAAGCCAAATGGCTCAGCCTTTGAAACAAATGCACCAAGTTTCTGATCAGCGAAATAGCCCTCCCCATGATCTAGGTAGTCCACCTCAGCCATTACTGCAGCGGAAACTTCCAACCCATCAAACTGCAAATTATTAGCAATCTGGTTAACAGTAGTACAAATACAGATCGAGTTATCTGCACCATACAACGACCACATACCCGCACACTCTGTCTGAGCCTTGTTCCAGCAGCTTACATAGACCCATCGCCTGGCCCGCTCAAAATATTCTACTGCGTCATTTTTTAGCATTGGGCCAAATATCGTTTCAAATGTTTCTTGATCAACGAAAGACCAGATGCGCTCAACCCTATCCAGCCTTACTTGGCGTTGCTCTTGGGTTTCTTGTATGGCCGGCCAAAGCTCCATCGCCAAATCAAAAATAGCCAACTCATTTGTAAATGTTATGTAATCGTTCGAAGTTAAGCCACCCTCCAACCCATCATCAAAATTACTCATTTTACAATGAAAGATAGATCTACTTTGCAGCAGAGCTGCAAACTTAGCCAAATCCATATAGCGACGCAACACTGCCTCACCATCAACATCGTCAACTTTATCAATGACAACCATACGCCCCCTAACAAACACTGTTAATCATTTAACTTAGCTACCAGAATATTTTTCTGTAACCAATCACTCCAACGATCCAGACCGCGCTTTTTTTCTTTAAAATAGTCATACCGATCATAATGCTTTGAAGATACATCATTAAACGCATGCCCCTGAATGCGATCTTTAAGCTCTTTGTTCAGTCCCGCAACGCCCATCAACGTTTTGCAGGTCCGTCTCAAATCACGCATGGTAAAAGGGCCATTGAATTTTTCTGGATGTCGGCTGCACAGTTTGGTCACTGCACGGGAGAGTGAGTTGGCGTGCAACGAACCATCCGGCACTTTGCCCTCGAAAGGATAAAGGCTCATCGCATTGATTTCGTCCATGGCATTCAGGCTCCGGCGCATCAATTTGTTGTAGGGTACGACGTGCAACGAGCGCTCTCCTTCAGCCCCTCTCCCCTTCTTGTTGCGAATAATAAGGTGGTCTTTCAGGTAGTGCCGGCGTTCGGTTGCGAGCACCTGTTCCGGGCGTTGCCCACCTGACGCGATCAAGAATTTGATCAGTTCCGACGTGACCACGCTCAATTGCTCCGGCAGCATTTGCCAGAGGTGTGCAAGTTCTGTTGCAGACAAGGCTCGATCGCCTGGCTGTTCCCAGTCGGCTTGAACGGGCACGCTGGCCACCGGATTGCTTTTGATCCCAAACTTCACATTGTCTTTGTGATAACTGCGAGGGTTGAACTCCTGCTCCAGGGCAACCTGAAAAGCCGCGTGCAACTGCGATCGCAGTCGATTGCAGTACGTGGTCACACCATTCGCGATCATCTTGGCAATGATGTCTCGTACTTCACCTGGGCCAATCAGAACCGCCGGAAGCTTTACTAGGTTTGGGAAGGGTTCAGAAACGTAGTGCTTGAAAGACCACTTCACATCCTCAACGGAAGCTGCGCCCTCCCCCAACAGTTTGGTGATGTAGCCATCCATGACTTCCTGAAAGGTGCCGGCTGCAATGACAACTTCCTTTTCAGCACGGCACAGGTCCCGTGCGTCAGCTAATCCGAGCGTTGGCCAGGTGCCGAGCTTGTTCTTGATCTTCTTGCCGCTGCTGTAGCGCTGGAAGTAGAACTCCTTCGTCCCGTTCGGACGCACTCGCAGAAGGAGCACACCCTCACCTCGGGCTGTACGGCCATCCGAGACCGTGAACTCCTTCTCCGCAGGCTTCATTGCCTTGATCTGTTTCTCTGTGAGCATTTGGGGGCTGTTACCGGGGGCTGTATGTCTGAAATAAAGGGTGAACCGATGAAACACATTGAAATTGCTGCTTGTCCTGAAAGCCCTGTACTAGCAGGCCATTCGGGACGCAAGCATACATCCGGTGCCAATCTGAAACACCATCCGCCCAAGATTCCCAAGCTGATAACGAGGGTTCGATTCCCTTCACCCGCTCCAATCGAATTTTGGTCTCACGTTAAGAGGGTTTTGACGGGGGATGTAGAGACAAAAAAAACCGGCCTTGATGGCC